TTGATGCTAAAGCTATGGACATGATTATTAAATGGGGCTAATTATACGTTTCAGCACATGCGAGTTTGCTAATATTATGGTATACTACCATGTTTCTTTTATACACAGAGGCAATTGTAATGTTTGATATACCCAGTGCGGTCGAAGCTGCAAGCAACTTAATCAATGGTGTAGTAAGTCGTGTCTGGCCTGATCCAAGCGAAGTAGAAAGAAACAACCTGGAGCGTTTTAAAGCGGACTTGTCAATGGAAATGGCCATTACACAAGCCCAGACTTCTATCAATAAGCAAGAGGCAGCACATAAGAGCATCTTTGTAGCAGGATGGCGTCCCTTTGTAGGGTGGTGTTGCGCGGCGGCGTTATTGTATGCAGCTATACTAGAGCCAATGGCTCGATTTATCTCACAAGTGTTCTTTGATTATGCTGGTGAGTTTCCCATTATCAACACAGACTTAACTCTTCAAATCTTGTTAGGAATGTTGGGATTGTCAGGGATGCGCTCATTTGAAAAAACAAGATCAGTAGCAAGGAGTAAATGACATGAGTCTAGTGGTACAAATTATGGATAGTATTCCATTCCTCCAGCACGGTGAAGACAAGGCCGGTAAACAAACCAAGGGGTATGAAGTGGACTTTAAGAGAATTTCGGAGGCAGCGCTAATAGCGGTAACGGCAGCAGTACTTACTATGTATGGGACACAAGCCAGCCTTACTGAGAGATTGTCAGCACTGTCACATGATATCCAAGAAGTCAAGAATAGCCAGAAGCAAATCATACGTGATCTATATATACCTAGAGTAACATCAAGAGATAGTAGAGAACTACGATGAAGAACGGACTAACACCACGGATGAAACGATTCTGTGAGTTTTACGTAGCCAACGGTGGCAATGGTACGGCAGCAGCTAAAGAAGCAGGATACAAGCCAGATAATGCTGTTGCTATAGCAGGCGAGAACTTAACAAAACCTGCGATACAACGATACATAGCAGAACTCAATGAGCCAGGACAAAATGCACGTATTGCATCAGCACAAGAGCGCCAGGAATTCTGGACATCAGTAGTGCGTGGTGAAGAAGCAAGTCGTACAGATCACGAAGGATTACCAGAGTTAGACATGAAAGACAGATTGAAGGCGTCAGAATTACTAGGACGTAGCCAACTGGACTTTGTAGAGAAGCGCATTATAGATGTAAGTATTAACGTAGCTGATCAATTAACAGCGTTAAAGCAGGCTGCAGTAGATGCCACATCAGATTGAAGCATTCCTCATAGAGACAGCGCATAAGTTCAGACATGACCCCTTAGCCTTCGTTAAGTTTGCCTGGGAAGCGAAACCTCATGAGTGGCAAGAAGACCTATTGAGAGATATAGGCGATAAATTAAAGGCTGGAGAGATAGATCAACATGCAGCTATACTCCAAGCTATAGCGAGTGGACACGGCATAGGTAAGAGTTGTTTAGTATCCTGGTTAGTATTGTGGGCGTTAACTACTGAAGTGGACACCAAGGGTGTGGTAACAGCCAATACAGAGAACCAGCTGAAGACAAAGACCTGGGCAGAGATTGGTAAATGGTACAACTCGTTCAAGTATAAACACTGGTTTAAGTTTACTGCAACAGCTATCTTTAGTGTTGATACCAGTCACGAGAGAACCTGGAGGGTCGATATGATCCCCTGGAGTGAAAGAAATACAGAAGCGTTCGCCGGGCTACACAATGCTGGTAAGCGTATTTTAGTGGTCTTTGATGAAGCATCTGCTATCCCGGACAACATATGGGAAGTTACAGAGGGTGCCTTGACAGATGAAGACACGGAAATAATATGGTTAGCGTTCGGAAACCCGACAAGGAACACAGGGCGCCTGCGTGAATGTTTTGGAAAGCTAAAGCATCGATGGTCTCACCGTAAGGTAGACTCACGCACAGTACCGGGTACTAACAAGACTCAGATCGCCCAGTGGGTTGAAGACTACGGCGAAGACTCAGACTTTATACGTGTTCGTGTTAAGGGTGAATTCCCTAGAGCGGGTACAAGACAGTTCATATCAGGGGACATAGTAGACGAGGCAGTAAAGCGCACCGTTGAAGTCCCATTTGGAACACCCAAGATCCTAAGCGTTGACGTAGCACGTTTCGGAGATGACCAGAGTGTCGTGGCAATGCGTCACGGTAGAAAGCTAGAAACACTCATAAAGTTCAGAGGGTTAGATACAATGCAACTCTCTAGTGAAATATCGGCACTAATCACCAGTTCCAGGCCTGATGCGGTTTTCGTTGATGGCGTTGGTGTAGGTGGTGGTGTAGTTGATAGGTTAAGACAGATGGGTCACATGGTAATAGATGTGAATGCAGGTAGAGCACCAGATACAGAGAATAAAGATACGCACGTTAATAAGCGTGTAGAAATGTGGGATAGAATGAAGAAATGGCTAGATGGAGCTGACATACCTGATGACCAGGATCTCAAGGATGAACTAATAGGGATTGAATACGGCTATGACAATAGAATGCGTCTACAGCTGGAGAAGAAATCAGACATGAAGAAGAGGGGACTATCGAGTCCTGATTGTGCGGACGCGGTATCGTTGGGCTTTTATGTTCACGTAGTGCCCCAGCAAGATGAACAGAACATGGAACCGGAGATATATTATGACAGTTAAGCCACGTAACCCAGATAAAGTACGCTCATTTAAAGACGAAGTGTCGATAGCGGATAAAGGACAGCGCAAGGAGAAGGAGTCTGGCTATGAGTTCAGTTGCCGTATCTTCGAGGATAAAGTAAGTAAAGAGGGTTACGACGAAGATTAACCCACCGGTGGGAGATGTTAACTAACCCTTTGATTGATAAGATAAATATATAGACAGGAATAAACGAATATGTGGGCAATGGTAATAGTATTAGTATCAGCAACAAGTTTCGCCACGGTTGCGAATCAAGTAACGGTATCAGATCAGTTCGCTAGCTTAGAATTATGTAGATCTGGTGCTAAACATTTCCGTGACGTTGTAGCTATTAATGATGTAACTGCTCACATAACTTGCATTCAGGTAAAATAAATATGAGTATACAAGAAGAACTAGCAAGCCAAGCAATAGCAAGAAGTGTATCGGAAGTGCTAGATAAGCATTATCCCGGTCATGCATGGGCAGTACAAGCGGATGTGATGCAAGGTATTGTTAAAGTGCATAACCTTAAATTGTCAGGGGAATGGGGATTCATGCTGATGATGGATGACTTAATGAATGACCCCACAGAACGTCCGGTTGTTAATGCAGGCGGTGAACTCCTGGAGCGATTCAAGCTTAGTCGTGGCAGGGCTCAAGAAGATGAAATCGAGAACCTACAGAGAGATATGCGAGGAGACGCACTACATGGCACTTAATGACAAAGAATTCTTAGACCTGGCAAGGGACGCGTATACAACAAGCGAAACCTATGTTGACTCATTTATGCGTAAGCAATGGGAAGACGGATTAAAACAATGGCAAGGTAAACACGCAACAGGCTCCAAGTATCTAGCAGAAGGATACCGTGGACGCTCACATTTATTTAGACCACGCACTAGAGCAGTAATACGTAAGAATGAGGCAGCAGCAGCAGCAGCGTTCTTTTCAACGTCAGACGTAGTCAATATATCACCTCAAGATGACTCAAACCCATTAGACAAGCTTACGGCTGAAATAATGGACAGCTTAGTCAACTACAGATTAAATAATACTATTCCTTGGTTCATGATCCTGAACGGTGCTTATCAGAGTGCCCAGGTAATGGGTCAGGTGTGTAGTTACCAGTCGTGGAAGTACGAGAATGGCAAGGATGAGCCATGCATTGACCTACGACCAATAGAGAACATACGAATAGATCCAGCTTCAGATTGGCTAGATCCTGTGAATTCAAGCCCTTATATCATCGATTTAATCCCTATGTACGTAGGCGACATCGAAACAAAGATGAGAGTGCCTGATGAGAAGACAGGGGAACCAGAGTGGATAGATACAGATGAAAAGACATTATTAAGTGCTACCAATGAATATTGGGATAGTACACGCATGCAAAGGGAAGATAGAGGAGATAGTAAGTCTAATCTATATACTACAAACAACAAGTTTGCCACAGCATGGGTCAGACGTAACATTATTAAAGTAGACGGTCAAGACTGGGTATTCTATACTCTGGGCAGTGAGCATTTACTAAGTAAGCCAAAGAAGCTAGAAGAAGTATACCATACAGGCGAGAGACCATATGTGATAGGTTCATGTATA